TAATCTTGCAGAACGTAGAGAAAAAGATGAAACATTTATCTACGGTTGGTTCAAACACAGAGTAAAGTAATATGGCAGTGACAACAAGATTAGAATTAAAAGAATATTGCTTGCGCAAACTTGGTAAACCTGTCATCAATATTAACGTTGATGATACACAGGTTGAAGATCGTGTTGATGAAGCACTTGAAACTTTTCAAGAAAAACATTATGATGCAACAGAACGCGACTGGGTCTACTATGAATTAACACAAACTGACCTTGATAATGGCTGGGTTGCTATTCCTGATGATATCTTGGTAGTCATTGGTCTACTTCCATTTAGCGAGATTGCAGCTCAAGCTGATTTGTTTTCATATCAGTATCAGCTAGCATTGAAAGAGCTATCTCCGTGGAGACCATTGAATCAGTTAGACTACTATATGAAAGTTACTAACTATGAATCTATCAATGATATGACATCAGTGACACCAACGTTTGATTTCTCTAAACATGCTGGTAAACTAAAGATCTTTGAAGATCTGAAAAAGCTTGGTGTTGGTTATAAGCTTGCTGTTCATGTCCAAAGAATTATTGACCCAGCACAAGTTCCAAAAATCTATAATGATAAGTGGCTTAAAGAATTTACGACTGCTTTAGTGAAAAGACAATGGGGCGAAAATCTCAAAAAGATGAGCGGTATTACATTGCTTGGTGGTGTTGAGCTAAATGGCCAACAAATATTTGATGAAGCAATGGATGAGATTGCTAAGCTCGAAGAAAATCTTGAAGAAACATATATGCTACCGAATGATTTCATTGTAGGTTAATATGACATTATCAAAAGAACAAGAACGTCGTAGAGAAGAAGCAGAGTTTCAACGAGATCGACGTAAGTGGCGAATTCGTAGACGCTTTGCTATATCTTCATTTGTTCAACTTGTTCTGTTGACATTGTTTTACATTATTGCTCCATTCTATATGACTGCTGATCAAGCTCAGACATTCGCTGAGTTCAATTCAATCATCATTACACTGATTGGTTTTCATACTGGTCTAGTCATGTTGTATATGGGTGCAGTAACCTATAATGAGTCTATCTCCAAGGACATGTATAACAAGAACATTGAATCTCCTGAAGATGGTATTAGAAGATGATCTAGTGGTGACTAGACCATTTAATAAATAAATCTATATGTTCCTATTGATTCAAATAAAAGGACATTCTAAAGTCTTCTAGAGGGTTATATGCCAAACGTCAGTCCACACTTCCAGCACTACAATGCTACGAACGAACAGAATCTGATTCAAGACCTTGTTGATGAATCAATCTATCAGCGTGGATTGGAAATTGTTTACATTCCTAGATCACAAGACAATATTGACTATCTATATAATGAAGACCCTTCTCAGTATTACGATTCATTCAAACTTATAGCAGTCTATCCTTTATTCGTAGATGGATTTGATGGGCAAGAACTGATGTCTATGTTTGGTAATGAATTTCAAAAGTCCGGTACTTTTGTAATGTCAAAAAGAAAGTGGGCTGAAATATTTCCAGAGTATCCGCTTCCACGAGAAGGTGATCTAATCTATATGCCAGTCACAAATGCTATTCTTGAAATAAAATATGTAGAACAAGAATCGCCTTTCTTTGAAAAGGGTAAGCAATACGTATATGAACTAAAGACAGAAGCATTTGAATTCTCCTACGAAAACATTAGCACCGGTAATACTGAAGTCGATGATATCGTTGCAGATGAAATTGATGTATTGAATCAAGATACTAATACTGAAGGCTACGGTGACAATGATGACATTGCTAATGATACATCAGACGATATTGATTTCGATCCAGACAATCCATTCGGAGTTAGATGATGGCTATACTTGAGAATCATTTTTACAACAAAACAATTAAGCTATACACAGCCGTCTTTGGAACAGTCTTCAATGATATGAGTATCATTCGTTCAGATGGCAAAGAAGTAAAAGTTCCAATTGCATACGCAGGGCAACAGAAACAGAATGTTCGTATAGATGAAGAGTCTGAACGTCCTAATGTTCGACATAAAATGAATCTTCCTCGAATGGCATTTCGTTTAGTTGGTTGGGAAAAAGACGAGAGCCGCATCACAAATAAAAGGCACGTTCTGCAAGATCAACAACCAGATCGTACTTCTGTTAATAGTGTACAGTCTCAGTATAATCGAGTTCCATATAACTTCGACTATGAACTCATGGTTAAAACAAAGCATGTTGATGATATGCTACAGATCGTAGAGCAGATTCTTGTTTACTTCAATCCAGGAATTGAGATTGTTGTAAATGACAATGAAACTATTAATGCATCTACTGCAATAAATCTTGAACTAAATGGTTCTAACTTTGAAGATAACTTTGAAGGTCTATATGAAGATGGTCGATCTATTGAAGCTACTTTCAATTTTACTTTAGAAGGTTACTTATATACTCCATCACAAACAAGTGGAATCATCAAACAAATAAATCTAAATTATTATGACTTACTTGACCCAGATACAATTTTAGAATCTGATGTAATAGATGAGAGTGATCTATAATGGCTGAAAGTAAATTCGATAGGCAATTAAAAAGCCTCATAGCAGGTGATGAAGATGTCAATAAAGAACTAGACAATATTCCAGATGAAGGTGAAGAAGAGCAACCGCAAGATATGTCTCCAGTTACTTTTGATCCTAAAGAATCTGGTGTTGATGAATTTAGAAACAAAGACATAGAAAGCGATTACAAATTTGCTCGTTCTAATCTTTACGGTCTGATTGGTCGATCAAATGCTGCTTTGGAACTAACATTAAAAATTGCAGCGATGTCAGAACATCCAAGAGCAATGGAAGTTGCTTCTACTATTATGAAGACATCAGCAGATATGACAAAACAGCTACTTGAATTACAAAAGTCTGTTGAAGAACAAAAAGGAAAGTCTGGAGAACACCCTAAAGGTCATTATGAACAACATAATCACTATTATGGGGAAGGCGACAAGTCTGCGACAGATATAGACGGTGAGTTAGATGGCCTCGAAGACGAAGACAACAAAAATAAAAAATAATATAATCACAGATGAAAATACAGTTACGCGTAAAATTAAAGATCTTAAACGTGTAGCTGATTTTGACGTGCTTGGGTTTTATGAAGCAAATAAAGGTCTCGTCAAAAAGTATTTAAGAAAGAATACTCTCAAATTAGATATTCCTGACTTTGATGAAGAGTTAATTACTGATAATTGGTGGTATAAGAATAAAGAAGGTATTCTCAGAACAGGTATCAAAGAAAAAGAATACACTACTTATCAAAAGTTAGAATGGATTAAGTGCGCACTTGATGTTGTTTACTTTACTCGTAAACATGTAAAGATCATTTCTATTGATGATGGTATCATACCTTTTGATCTGTATGACTATCAAGAAGATCTGCTTTATATGTATGATCAGAATCGTTTCTCTATTAGTCTACAATCTCGCCAGTCTGGTAAAACTCAAACAACTGCTTCTTTCATATTACACTTTTCATTATTTAATGATGCAAAGATGTCAGCTATACTTGCAAACAAAGCTGACCAAGCTCAAGAAATATTAGAACGTATCCAGCTTTCATTTGAAATGCTACCGTTATATCTACAACCAGGTGTTAAGACTTACAACAAACGATCTATGAACTTTGGTAATAATTCAAAGATCATGACGTTCTCTTCGAGTTCAAGTTCTGTTCGTGGTAAGTCTATTGCATTACTTTATGTAGACGAGACTGCCTTCATACCAAATGATATGCAATTCTATGAATCTACATATCCAACAATTGCATCGGGTAAGCAATCTAAAGTTATTCTTACAAGTACTCCAAACGGCACTCGTGGAATGTTCTACAAACTTTGGCAGGAATCTATTTCTAATCGAAACAGTTATGTTCGTAAGATCGTTACATGGAACATGGTCCCAGGACGAGATAAGAAATGGAAAGAAGAGACGATTGCTAACTCTAGTGCTGAGCAATTCAGACAAGAACATGAATGTGCATTTAGAGGTTCATCTGATTCACTTCTATCTGGTGCTGTACTTGAGACATTGATTGTAAAAGAACCAATTGAAATGATTGAAGACTTAGCAATATTCGAAGAAGCAAAAGAAAGTCATTCATATGCAATGACAGTTGATTGCTCTGAAGGTGTAGGTGGTGACTTTCATGCTGTATCTGTAATTGATATTACACAAGTACCTTATGAAGTAGTAGCAACATATTCAAATAATAAATTATCTCCATTACTATTACCCAATTTGCTATTAAACGTTGGAACAAAGTATAACGACGCTCTGATATTGATAGAGAATGCTTCGTCTGGTGGTCAAGTAGCATCAGACTTATATTATGATCTTGAATATGAAAATACATTGATGACAATTCAAGAGAAAGGAAAACAAGTATTAGGATTTGATTCTGAAGGTAGACTTGGTGTAAAAACTTCGAAGCAAGTTAAGTCTATTGGATGTTCAACTATTAAGACTTTAATAGAAAACGGAAAGATTAATCTAAATGATAGCAATATGATCTCCGAGTTTGGAGATTTTGTTCCTAAAGGTGGATCATATGCTGCAGCCGAAGGTGCCCATGATGACATGGTGATGTCTATGGTTCTATTTGGATGGCTTACAACTCAATCATACTTTGTAGAAATGACGGATGTAGATATTAGACAGAAATTGTTTTCAGATATGAGAAGCCGTTCAGAAGAAGAAATGTTGCCATTTGGATTCATTGACGATGGTCATAGTGAATTTGATGGTAATCAGTACATAGACCGGGAAAGCAGCTACGGCATAATAAGTTAAAGTGGTTTATTTATAAATAATAAAGAATCATAACAAACACGGATAAGAGAGGTAAATCCTATGGCAAGTCCTGGCGTAATTACGCGTGAAAAGGACGTCTCACTAAACATTAACAGCATTGAGTCAAATGCTAGTTCAATGGTGGGATTGTTCCGTTGGGGACCTATTAATGAGCTAGTCAGAATCACAACAAATGAATCTGAACTTGTTCAAAAGATGGGTCGTCCAGACAGCGCAACAACAATATCATTCCACTCAGCTCTAAACTATCTGACATACGTTAAACCGTTGTACATTGTTCGAGCAGTAGATGATGCAGTTGCATTAAACGCAGCTCCTTCAACCGGAACTCCTACTATTGTGGGAAATGATGGAGACTATGAAACAGTCGATCTAACAGGAAATTCATTCATTGGTCATTATCCTGGTACTCTAGGTAACAGTCTGAAAATCTCGGTTGCTGATGATAGTGGCTTTTCTGGTTGGGAATACGAAAACGATTTTGAATTTGCTCCACAAACTGGAGAATTCAACGTTGTTGTAGTAGACGAAGATGGTGAAATTACAGGAACAGCTGGAACAATTCTAGAATCATATGAACTAATGACTAAGGTCGAAGGTTCTAAAAAGCCTAACGGTGCATCTGCATACATCACAAAAGTTCTTCAAGATCAGTCACAATATGTTCTTACTGGAGACTTGGATGAAATTATATTTACTGAATCAGGTTCACTTGGTATCTATGATGTATCACTGACAGGTGGTGTTGATGGAAACGATTCTGCTAACGCGGACTTTTCTACAGCGGCTCAAGCGCTTTCTAACTCTGAGACATTGGATATAATCAGTACATTCACTTCTGCTGTGCCAGCCGCATCTAAAGGCACTCTAATTGATACAATGGTTACTCGCCAAGATGCTGTTGCATTCGTCGCTCCTGAATTGGACGATGTATACAACAATCCAACTGCTGCTGATGATGTGGTTGATTATTTTAATAGTACAATCAACAAGAATACGTCTTACGCATTCTATGTAGATAACTGGAAGCTGGTTTACGATAAGTATGCTGATAAGAACATTTGGATTCCTACGGATTCAGATGCAGCTGCGCTTCATTCACGTGTATTCGTTCAGAATGAGCCTTGGTTCTCACCTGCTGGTCTAAACCGCGGTCAGCTAAAGAATGTAATCAAGCTTGCTTGGAATCCAAACAAAGCACAACGTGATGTTCTTTACAAAGAATCTATCAACTCTGTTGTTGCATTCCCTGGTGAAGGTACTGTTCTGTTTGGTGATAAGACAACACTTAAACGTCCAAGCGCATTCAGTCGTCTCAACGTACGTAGTCTGTTTATCGTACTTAAGAAATCAATTGCTGAAGCTTCTAAGTTCCAGCTGTTCGAGCTTAACGATCAGATTACACGTAACGTATTCCGTAATGCGGTAGATCGTTACCTAAACAGCGTGCAAGGTCGTCGTGGTATTAATCGATACAGCGTTGTATGTGATGAAACTAACAACACTCCGCAGGTTATCAATTCTAATGAGTTCGTTGGTGATATCTACATTGACCCAGCACGTTCAATTAATACTATTAAGCTTAACTTCATTGCAGTTGATGCAGGTGTAAGCTTCGAAGAAATAGAAGGGGCATAATAGCATGGCTGGAATTAATGATTTCCTAGCTTCTTTAAGTGGTGGTGGCGCAAGACCGAATCGATTTGAAGTAGTAGTCGATTTCCCGGCTTTCGCCGCTTCACAAGAAGAAATCCGTAAAACATCTTTCTTGTGCCAGTCAACAAGTCTTCCAGGGTCTAACCTTGGAATCATGACTGTTGGTTTTCGTGGCCGTGAATTAAAACTTGCTGGTGATCGTACTTACGATGATTGGGAAGTTACATTTTATAATGATACAGACTTCGCGATTCATGATGCTATGGAAAGATGGCACAACGGAATCAATCAATATAACTCAAACACAGGTCTGCCAGTTCCTGATGACTATCTATCTACTGTTTCTGTATATCAGCTAGACAGCAATGATAATCGCATCAAAGAATATGTGCTGAAGCTGTCATTCCCAACAGTGATTGGACCGATTGAGCTTGGGCAAGATAGCAATGACGCTATTGAAACGTTCAGTGTTACATTTGCTTACTCTGATATTGATAATGGACAAAGCACTTAAAGCAGTGTATAAATATGATGGGGGTAGCAATATCCCCATCAATTTTTTAGCTTAAAGGTTATATATGGCTCAAACATCATTTTTTGGAAATTTTCTCGACAAGTTCAAACTCGCTGATGAGAAAAAAGAAGAGCGCATTCAGAGTAACCAGATCGCGACTGATCGTGATGATGGTGCTGTTGAAGTCGAAGACGCATTTAGTCAATATCTTCTAAACATTGACTGGTCTTATAACTCACAAGCAGAACTAATTGAGACTTACCGCGACATAGCAAACTATAGCATGGTTGATTATGCCATTGAAGATATCGTTAATGAAATGGTGTCTTTCTCTGAGCATGAGAATGCTGTGGAATTGGACTTGAAAGATTTAGAAGAAGATCTTTCAGAAAATATTAGAAGCAAAGTTTATGAAAAGTGGGATAAGATCACTAACATTATGGATCTTAATTCTAGTATTCATAAGAAAGCAAGACAGTTTTATATAGACGGTCGCCTTTCGTATCAAAAAGTAATTGATAAGAATAAGCCTAAAGACGGTCTTCTAGATATTATTGATCTTGATACTCGTTATGTATCTAAAGTACGTAACGTGCAATATGACAAAGACACAAGAACAATAAATAATATTGAAGAGTACTTTGTCTATGACGATAAAATTCAGACAACAAGATCGCAAGCAAGTCAAAGTAATAATAGCTTGCAGACAAAGAATCAGTCAAAATATAAAGAAGCACTTAGACTTGATCCTAACCTTCTTACTTATGTTACATCTGGCATTTCAGATCAAAGAACTGGAATGGCAATAAGTTGGTTACACAAAGCAGTTACTCCTGCTAACCAACTACGTATGATGGAAAATTCACTTGTCATCTATCGTATTACCCGTGCACCTGAGCGTCGTATTTTCTACGTTGATGTTGCTAACCTGCCTAAAACAAAAGCAGAGCAATATGTACGTCATTTAAAAAATATGTATCGTAACAAGATGTCTTTCGATCCAGATTCAGGTACATTCAAAGATCGTCGCCATCTACAAACAATGCAGGAAGATTATTGGCTACCACGTAATTCTAAAGGTCGTGGAACTGAAGTATCAACATTACCAGGTGGTTGCTTCGCCATGGACACCAAAGTGTCGCTACTGGACGGCAGAGAGCGTAGCATTGCCGAAATTCGGGATGAAATGGAAACAGGAAAAGAGTTATGGACTT